TAATGCCTGAGGATGTACGACCAACCCCTGATACACCTGTCTGTCCATGTGAGAATGATGGCAACCCTGTAGACTCATCCGCAAGTTGACGTGCTTTATCAAACAGTTGCAAATTCTCATTTGCTACGTTAGGAAACTTAGTTCCAAACAATGCTTGACCGGGAGCACCACCTTGCCTACGGAATATTTTTCCGGGATAGACAGACAAGTCTTGACCCGGAACAAGGTTGGTTTCGTCAACTTCAAATACAAGGTTGCCAGAAAGAACCGCATTGTCTACCGCCATACGCATAAAACCATTCATAAGGGTTTGAGTATCGTCCATGTTTTCAGCGATACCTACACCGGCTAGAGAGTAAGGGTTAAGTTCATATGGGACAGCATAATACGGAATCTTTGCTGGCTTAAACGGGTTGAGCACAAGTCGAATAATTTTGTTATTACAAAACCAAATGTTTGCTTGCAACTCACCCAGCTCTTCGAGTTCTTTAGGGATGACGATGTCTTCATCTTTTAACATCTCAACGTCAATGTTTCCCCAGTACTCTAATACTTCAAATCTTTTAATACCAGCATTTGGTGCATAGTCTTTTAAAGTGTCTTCCCAATACTTCTTAGTATAGGTTTCACCTTCAGCTAATACATTATCAATTACATTCTTACGAAAGAATGGACGATTCTTTAAAGCACGTAACTGTGTACGGCTCATCTTATGACGTTCAATTACGTATTGAACATTCTCTGTGTTGTTACCATCTGGGTCCCAATAGAAATTCCATAAGGAAACATGAGAAGCTTCAGGAACTGTTTTAATTGTTGGCTTATATGTACCGTCTTCTGCCCAATCTGGGTATTCTTTGTCCACAGCAAATGGACCTTTCATTACACCTGTACCAAACAGAGCCATTTCAAACGCAGTGGAGCGCAAATGCTTCGTAGCACCTGATTCATCCAACTGGTCATGTATCTTCTTCTCCATCTTCTTTGCAGCCACCATAGCAGGGCTAAATGTTGCAGACGATGGTGTGACCCCCGGACCTTCTTTAACGTCAGGTAGGTCTTTTAAAAGCTCTTTCATTGCACCAAAACGTTCTTCCAACTTTTCTAAGTCAAAGTCTTCTGGTTTGCTTAAATCATTCTCTGGCGATGGTAGCTCTTTAGAATCAATGTGTACAGATTCAACAACGCCCTCAGGCAATACTGTTGGATCAATGCTTAATGGAAATTTATTGTTAGAGAACAACACTTCAATCAGTTGACCATAGGCAGCAAGTGTTTTAGTCTTAGTGACTTTGATGAATACACGTGACTTTTCATTCTCAGTGAATTGAACATCAGGACCATACAAACCACGATAGTTTCTATAGGCACGAAGCCAACGTATCTCATCAATCTTTCTAGATTCTTCAGCACGTGTAAAACGTTCAGAAACAAAGTTGGAAATAAGTTCTCCACCAAATGTATCTTCTGCATTTTTGGGACCATCTTCAAGAGACAAGCTCTTATCGCCTAACATTTGTGGTTTATTTGTAGCCATTAATTACCTTAATACCCAAAAACTGGGTCAGAAACTTTCATACCTGTTGACCTTGTATTGTTTGGATCATAGTCAAACAAACTACTTCTAGGTCTTGTCATAATACCATACCGAATTGCATCATATAGATGATCTTCTGCCTTAGTATCGATGTCTTCAGGATTTCTTTTATCCAATGGAATGATTGGAAGCTGTGCAATTGTGTTTACGCAATTACTTGTTATAACCAATCTAGGCATTTCTGTAAATGGATCCACTTGCAATCGCCTGTGCATCTCATTCTTACCAGACACCCTACTTCCAGCACTTCTATCTGAAGGTCGCCAGCGGCAACCCTCCATAATCATTTGTTCTGCCAGCGAAGGACCAGTGTCACCTCGCTTATGCCAACAACTACTGTCCAATACACCGTAACGTATCAGCCCATCATCAGCTTCTGCCCTCAATATCAGGTGTGCTAGGTCTTTAGCCAACACTTTGCTAACATAAAGCTCACGATAGATGATGAGTTGTTCACTAGGAGTGACAGCAAACCACACAACTGCAGAGAAGCTACCATATCCGTAGTCACACGCTCTAAACTTTGTCCAACTCTTCGGTATATCAAAGGAATCAATGACATGTTTTGTCCTATCAAACTCAGAAAACGCTGCACCCTCTGCAATATCCCAGTTTCCTTCGAGCAATTGCTTACGTTGGTGCTCTGGAAGAGACAACAACATGGTTTCATAGTCACCACCATCAGCTAAGTAGGGGTTATCCGACAACATAGCAGGTATAAACCTGCGTTTAAACAGAGGAACACCCTCTTTACTGTGTCCTTTTGGATATACCAGCGTCTGACCAGAGTCTAAATCTGTAGCCCAAAACGCTTTTCCTGCGGGTGAAGGGTCAATAAACATCTTCTTAACCCAAGAATGCCCCGGACCACCCGGATTTGTTGTGGCTCTCATAAAAATTGGTAGGTCTGGTGCTGATGTACGCAAGCGTGAACGCATATAGTTCCACGCAAATGGTGTGTGCCATTGCGTCAACTCATCAAAACCAATCCAACTAAACGCCAAACCCTGATAGCGAAGCACATCTTCGTCCCTATCTAGGTATGACATCCAAAGTCTTGCACCAGAAGGTGCTTGCCATTGCATCTTTCTCTCTGACCATTTAATGCCGGGATATATCTTTGGATACATCTCTTGACTTTTCCAGATGAGTTCACGCAATTCCTCTGTGGTGTGTCGTAACAACAACCCAGAATATTGTGGATGACCCATATAACGTAACGGGTCAGCCAACATAGCATAACTTTTACCACCACCAGCAGCACCACCATACAACACCTCACGCTCTGCAGCAGCAAGGAAGAACGTCTGTGGTCCTACGTTAGGTTTAAAGATGATGTTCTGTTGTTCAACAACAGGTTCTTCTTTAACTAATGTTGGGGACAGATTGTTCTGTGAGTCTTCTGTATTGTTCGCTGTCGAAATAATTATCGCTGGCTTCGGAGCCAATTCTTTTTTCGTAGGCTTGCGCTTTGTCGAGCGCTTCTTTATACCTGTAGGCAAGGTTGCGGTAAGTTGTAGACCGTCTTTTGTATGATCGCTCATCTTTTATTCGTTTACTTAAACCTACATGTGAAATATATCTACCAGATATCTTGGTAAGCCATATAGACACTTCACGCAATGAATACTGCTTTAGATAGAGTTTGGCTTTGGCAAGAGCTTCTAGCTCTTTTGGTATAGGTTTTAACCATCCTTCATTCTCTGGGTCTGCTTCATAACCAAAAGGAATGGTGCGACCTATTCTTGGTATTGATACGTAGTCAGAGGTCTTAGGAGCTTGTGGCAATATCCATGCACCAATGTCTCTAGTCATCACTCTTCCTCTACTCTATCCTTCGCTGGCAATATCATAACACCATTGCTACTCTCAACTTGAATCTTGTCAGTCTTAACCAATCCAGCCCTGTCCAACAAATCTTTAGCAGCATTCATCTTCTCTTTGATGCCAAGCTCTGTAGGATCAAGTATACCACCAACCATTGCCATAGCAGCACGTGGCGCATTCATAGCAATGTATAGCTGTGTAGCCTCAATGATTTCTTCTTTTAAATAGTTTGTTAGCTGGGCTGTCTTGTAGTTTTCTGAAAAGCCAGCAAGACGTTTTGCTGCAACAATGTTTCCATTGGCTTCGCTGAATAATACGTCTAAAAATTTCTTGTGTTGTTCTGTAAGTTCTTTTGCCATAATGGATCCTATGTTGTCAAATATGAACGATAAACCCAGTTAATGGTTCATATATGGTCTATTAACGTTATGTTGCTAGTGTTGAAGTTGTGTACGTTTCAGTTGCACGTATAGTAACTGTTATTGCACTATTCGCAGATGCCAAGGCTCTTATCACATCTTTTTGTTCAATTGCTAAACAATCTGTAATTTGTACAATACCACCAGCTTTAATGGATGTGCTACCTAACAACTTAGTGTATACGTTTGTAGTTTCATTCCACCATTCCATTGTAACTGTTACAGCACTGCTAGTGCTATTAGTGACAAGAATAGAATCTATATTGGATTTAAACAAGTTTGGTGCAGTGTATACGTCTTGGTTGCTGGTTGTCAGCACCACTGCCGTTGTTCTATTTTTTGATGCTGATATCATGTTAAATCGTAGAAAGAAAGAAACCCAAAAGCATCACCACTAGTAGCTCCAGACACTGTACGTATTGCTACAGTGTATACATCACTAACAGAAGCTAAAGAGACACCAATTTGTAAATCAAAATTGTATCCAGTGGGTGCTGTTAAAGTTGATCTTCCTTGTGATGAAGATGTTACATAATCAGATTGAACAATTGTTCCACCAGACATAGCTGTTGCTGTTACATCATAGTCAACATTGTTAAAACTACCAGTGACGTATGAAGCTCCAGTTAATGTAGCATTCTTAAACAAAGCCACTTCATAATTTTGATTTGTTGTTGGCAGCACAGCAATTCTATTAGGAAGAACAACAGCACCAAGTTTGCTAGAGTTAAGTCTTATTGAAACAATAGGAAGGAATGTTGTACTAATTGATGCTAATACTGCTGTACGTCTAGCTACTGAATCAGCATTAACAGCTTCATATCCACCTTCTGATATGACAGTGGAACAAATTTGTTTCATTGTAGAAGAAGATGCTGTAGTTCCTGTATTTGTTATTTCATATCTCAATGGCAATATTGCTGTAGTCATGTACACAGCAGATTGAACGTTTTCGTTATCAAACTTATGACAAACAATGAATTGTCCATCTTGAAAGAAACCACATCTAACTTGACCAACACCTAACCATTCAAAATCCATCCACAATATTTGTGTCTTAGTCATATCTAACGTAACACCGCTTGCTCCTGTACCGTCAAGCTTGTCTACATTCCAATTTGCCTGAGTCACCTTACGAGTATCGCTAGGCGTTCCGGGAGTTGGTATAGAATTTGATCTTAAAACAAAAGAAAGCTCTGTTCCATCTTGTTGTAAGAACACTCCATCCGATGTATTGAAATATCCTACACGTTGTCTTAGATTGGTTTTAGCAGCATTCATAACAAATGTAGCCATAATCAACAGCCCTTTACCGGGCTGATATGGAAACACTCTGTACGTTTGTCTAATGACAGAAGAACCACTTGTTGTGGTTACATCCATACTGCATGTACTCTCATTAGGTAGATGGGTTAATGTTCCACCTGTAGCTGTAGAAGTATCAAACTGTGGATCAGAAGCATATCTATTCTGACTATCAAACA